GCGTGATTGCTCATGTAAATGAACGTCTGCATGTCCAGGCGCTGCTGGACCATCTCCACGGCCTTGCCGCTGACGTTGGCGACGATCTTGTCGCCCTGCTCCTGGTTGCCCAGAACGTCGCGGATGTCCTGCTCGCTGATCTGCAGCAAGGCGGCCATGGCCGGGGGGATCTGCGGGCTCTTGGTGTAGCCCACCGGGCCTGCGGCCTGCTGGCTCCCGTCTGCGCCCGTAATCGGGTTTAGCAGCAGGTATGGGTAGCCCTTAAGATTGTCATCGGACCACATGACCTGGTGGCCTGCGACCTGCTCAGGCACCAGGATCGGCTTCTCGACGCTGGACAACGCGGCAATCTCGGCCAGCTTGCTGCGCTGCATGTTCGCCAGGCGTTGCGCGTCTTTCGCCAGCCTGACATGGCCGGCGCACCGTTCGATGTTGTCGATGAACCAGCGGCGGCCGTAGGTCGGAACGATGGGGATGTGTTTGCCGGCGATGTACCCGGCATCTTCCAGCACCTTGGCGCCGCTGAGGATGTACTTGCGCACCCGCTGGCGCTTGATGCGTTTCTGGCGCACCTCGACGCTGCCGATGGCCTCCAACTGGGCCAGCATCTCGTCATCTAGCTCGCTGTCGCGGTAACGCTCCTCCTCGCCATCCAGGCTCTGGAAGATGCGCACCGTCTCCGACACCATCTCGACCCGGTAATACTCGGCCACGTACACCACATCTGGTGTGGTCCAGTCGAACTCGTACTGGTGAATCTCCTTCGGCCAGGAAGCCGGGTCGTCGTTGTACGCCTCGCGGTACGAATCAGGCGTCATGCTGGTCAGCACGAAGCACCGCTTGGCATCGGCCTTGTCCTGGCGCTTGGCCTGCAGGTCAAAAAACACCGAGGAATCGGCGTCGAAGATCGGCTCTATCTTGATGCGCTGGCGCTCGTCCTCGTCGTCTTCCTCGTTCTCGTAGACCGTGCGCAGGCGGTAGGCGCCGAAGCCGCCGCCCACGGCCTCCTGGAATGCGTTGTCATACGCCTCATCGGCGCCGCTGTCCTGCTCGTCGGCGCGGTACAGGTCGTCACAGGTGTCGGCCAGTGGGTCGTATTCCTTGCCTTCCTTGCTGACGAAATCGACCGTCACGCGGTTGGCCCGGTACTCGCTGAAGATGCGCTGAACGGCCAGGGCGATCTTGTTGACCTCCATCTTCGGCTTGTTCTCAAACTGCGCACCCAGCGGGCCTTCCCACTGCGCCCCGGCGATGGAGTAGAACCGCCGATCCTGCAGGCACTGCAGGCGCTCGTCGCGCAGCGCGCCCTGGATGTTGTCGAACTCGCGCATGGCCTCCGCATGAACGCGCACCAGTCGCTGTTCGGTTGATTCTCTGGCCATCAGGGACTCCGGGGATTGCGCATCGGGCACGATTATGCTACGCGAGCGGATGAAAGTCTATCGCCATCTGTGCGCAGTCGGAACCACCAGGCCGGCAGTGTCGATTTTCTTGGTCGTCGCGCCCGTCACGGCAGGGAACAACGCGGCCAAGCCCCAGATCAGCGCGTCGGCCCGGTTTGGGCTTCGGCTGCCGGTGTAGCCGGTGGTGGAGAATCCGCTCAGTTCGTCCTCCAGCTCGGGGAACATGCCCACATGGCGCACCTTGCCCTGCTCGTACAACGACGAGAACGGCTCGGCTCGCACCACCTTGCCCCGGCTGGCCGTCACCGGGCGGAACGGCGTGCGCGGGCGCGCTGTCTCGATCACCTGGCGCACCATCGCGCCTCCGTAGTTCACCTCGGCCACCACGCAGTCGGCGCTGTGCCGGTCAAATGCCTCTGCGGCCACGCGGCCCCAGGTTGCGGGGCCTGCCTTGACGGTCAGGTCTTCCAGCAGGTAGCACGCGCCGTCCGTAGCCAGGCCGACCACCACGATGCCGATAGCGTCATTGTCCGCGCTGGCCTCATCGTCCGCGCCGCTCGGGTCCACCGCGACCACCACGCGCACCAGTTGCGGCACCGCGCCGTCCAGCACGCGCCATCGGTCTATGTGCTCCTCTGGGAACAGGGCGTTCGGGTTCGCGTCGGCAAACCGGCCCTCAAGGAATCGCGCCCGCATTCTGGCCGGCAGTGACTCCAGCATTCGCAGGTATTCCGGGCTCAGGTTCGCGGCGTTGTCGCCGGGGTTGATTGAGAACGCGGCGTAATCCTCGGGTCGCGGCAACCCGAGCCGGGTTTCAGGGTCGCGCTTCTCCACGAACTTGCGGTAGGTCCAGTGCGTCTTGCTCGGCGGGTTGCAGTCGTAGTAGGCGCGCAGGCGCAGCGGTGCCGGCGCTCGGCCCTCGATCTGCTGCTCGGCCTTCTGTGCCAGGCGGGTCAGGGCTGTGTCCACGCTTGACAGCGGAATCTGGCTGCACTCGTTGAAATACAGCGTGGCGAACTCCTGGCCGAGGATTTTCTCGGTCCTGTCCTTGTCGTCCAGACCAGCGAACCAGATCTGCGAGCCACCTGGGAAGCTGACGTAACCGTCCTGCTGGTGCATGTCCCAGGCCACGCCGGGATATGCGGCCCGCATGACCTTTGGGAACGTGTCCAGCACGACGGACGCCTTGAGGTGGTTGTACCTGAACCGGAAGATCGCGTGCCGGCTGTTCGGCGCCTTCAGCGCCCGCATGATGACGTTGCGCGTGAGCAGGAACGTCTTCCCGCTGCGCGAGCCGCCGAACAGCATCAGATGCGTGGCGTCTCCGCTCAGGACTTGCTGCGCGGCTTTCTGGCGGTCGGTTAGCTGGAATGCCATCGTGGCTTAAGGAAATTCAGCCACGGGCCGCTTGTAGGGCAGCGCATGCCCTCCAACCAAGACGCCAGGACCAAGTTGCGGTTGCGTCGTCAGCATCGGCGCCTCGTCTAGCTTAAGCGCCAGCTCCACTCCTGGGGTGTAAGCCATCGGGTAATTCTGGCGGATAAACAGCACCAGAGCGTATTCGGTAAGACTTGAAACCGTGCGCCCGGTCAGCGCGGCCACCTTCTCGGCGGCCTCTAGGTTCTCCGGGCTAAACCGAATTGTCGCAATGCGTGAGCGTGTCGTCTTTTTTGCCATATCAAACCTTCACCAATCAGAGTTTCTCGTCGTCATTCTGCGCAACGAGCTTCACCGCGCCGCCGTCATGGCCAGCCAGCTTAATCATGTCGCCGTATTTCTTCGGGGCGAGTTTCGATAACAGCCACTTGCGAGTATCTACCTGCAGTTTGTGTTTCTGGATCGCGGCCCAGTCTTTTTTGCCATCGACAGTTTCCGGGTCTTGGTCGGATATCTCCATCAGGTCGTTGGCGATGCGCTCGACAAAGTTCTCACGCGCATGTGCGTAGCTCTCAGCCAGCGCGCTGTCCTGACTCACCCACAGCAGGAACGTGCTGTTCTTGACGCCGGCCTTCTCGCATGCCTTCCAGCAGCTCATGCCGGACTCCATGTTCGCCAGGACGGCATCGGCCATCTTCGCCCGCTCAGGGCTTCCGGGTTTGGTCGGCTTGTTTGCCATCATTCTATCCTTTCACTAAGTGAGTGACCACTGAGGGACACAGGGGCGCCAGGGACGCCGGTTTCCATATAGGCTACGTGATTGCGCGCTATCGCGCTCCTTTGCGGGCAGTTGCCACTTTCCCCTTATTCTCTATCTTTACTCTTATAAGTGTCCCTAGTGTCCCTACTGTCCTTTTGCATTGTGAATCAACAACTTAGCGCAGGACACATCAGGGACACTAGGGGCGCCTTCGGTTACCCCACACTTCCGGGGCCAGCAAAGCACGCGCGCCGTTGGTCTTTCGGCTCATGCCGCCGTTGCGCTGCCGGATCAGATGCGCTGCTCTGGTGGCCTCGCCTTGCGTGCAGGTGTCCCTGCCAAGCTCTGCCAATACCTCAGTTGCGGACCTCCAGCGCCATGCGGCAGGCGGCTCGCTCCACCGCAGGCCGGCCGCAATGATCTCTTCAATGGGGTCGATCACCTCGTAGGTCTTGTTGTGCTCCTCCAGAGCTTCGTGCTCTTCGCCGTGCAGCGTCCAGCCCTCGCCGGCGCGGTACATCGTCAGGACTTCGGCCCATAACTGCTGCATGTCGATGCCGTGGTCATACTCGATGGACTTGCACTCGATAACCCAGAATCTGCGGTTCCCCGTCTGGTCGTGCAGAAACTCTTTCGGGTTGACGCTGGCAAAGAATACCGTGCGCCTTGCAAACTCGGATTCCTTGCGGGCATATGCCCTGCGCAGAATATCCTTGTCCCGCGTCAGGAAGGCCTTGAGCTGGGCAATATCTGACTTGCGGAATGTCGCGTCCAATTCCCCGAGTTCGACCAGCCAGTGGCTTACCACCTGCTTCACGCTGTCGCGGTCGTCCGGCCGCAGCATCATGCCGTCCTGCACCACGCCGAGTTCCTTGGGCACCAGGCGCTTGAACCATGCCGTCTTGCCCATGTACTGCGCGCCCTGGAACACCAGCACGCCGTGGGCAGATACGCCGTTCGGGTTGAACGCTGCGGCCACGGCAGAGATGAGCCAGCGGCGCATGATGGTGTTTTTCAGGTCTTCGTCGCCGTGTGACGCCACGGTATCGTAGAGGTCTTGCAGTCGGCTCTGGCCGTCCCATGGCTTGCTCTCAATCCAGTTTGCTACCGGGTTGTGCAGGTTCCTGTCGGCCATGTAGGTGATGTAGTCGCCCACCTTGCCAGTCGGCATGCGCAGGCGCTCGCACCAGGACATGAGCCAAGCAATGCTGGCGTTGCCTCTGTTGTCCAGGCTGAATGCCTGCTGCGGGATCATGATCTCCTCTTCCTTGGAGATTACGTTGTACCTGACGGTGACGCCCAGCCGTCGGCATATCTCGGCCAGGTTCTCAATAGTCGACAGTGCGCGTCCCCGGTACTCATCCGGCAGTGGTGCGCTGATGTCCGTGATCTCCCCGGTGTCGGCGTCAATGACCTCGGACCCCTGCACTGCTGGCGTGGCCTGGGGCCGCTGCACCATGGAACCCGCAGGTATCGTCGGTCTGCGCGGCTCGGGCTTCATGCCTAGCGCCTCGGCTGCGGCTTTGACGGCCTTGCGGATGTCGCCGCCGTGCTCGTAGAACCGGAACAGGTCGAACGAACTCACAAGCTGGCCGCTCTCGTCGCTGCATAGCGGGTCGCTGGCGTGGTGAATCCACGCCTTGCCGTCGAACAGGATCACGCCCGCCAGGCCGGTGCCTGAGTGCGGTGAAAGCCACCGCTTGCCCTGCTGCTTGTAGCCGTACTGCGTCAGGGCCGCCTCAATGCTGTGCGCCCGTTCGTAGGCGTCGATGACGCTCGGGCTTGTGCTATCGTTCGCGGGCCGTGCGGGGGCTTTCGCAGGCTTCGGTGTCGGCCGTTGCGGCGCCCACGGGCACAGGCCCTGCAACTGAGGCTTCAAGGCATCCCAGTTCTTCCACAGCGCCAACAGCCACGCGGGCGGCTCCGGGATCGTGCCGTTCGGCTTCGTCAGCCAGACATAGGGTTTACCCGTATCCGGGTGAATGCTCGGCGGCAGGACGTCCTGGCGCTGCTGATCGGTCGCGCTGCGGATCTCGAAGACCGTGAACCGCTTTCCAGCGTCATCCTGGCGCGGCCATGTCAGCGAGTGGTACGGCAGTTTCAGGCCATCCGGCACGCGGAACATGATGCGAAAGCCTGGCGCTCGCCCCTGGATTGTCGGCGCGCTCTGTGCCAGTGCGTCGATGTCCCATCCAAACTCGGCGCAGATGGTACGCATCGCGTCCAGATCGTCGATGTCCAGACTGCACAGCCGGGACGGCCCGAGGGCCACGCCGATGTTCGCGCTGGGCCTTCGTTCGTAGTAGCTGCGCGCCTGCTCAGGGTCGGTGATGCACTCGTTGCCCCAGTTGTCTGACAGTGGCCGCTTTGCGCCTGGCGGCAGTGGCACCAGGGAAAACCCGTACTTTCGGCAGTAGGTGGCTGCGAAGTCTGCGATTGTCGCGGCCATCAGAACAGGCCCTCCTGCCGCACCGCGTGCTCTGAGTCGATCCACTCATGGATGACTTGGCCAGGGGGCACCTCGTCAAGCCTGATCCATGGCCGCATGTTGTGCAATGGGGACAGGACCACATCGAGGCAGTCCATGCACTGAATGCAGATGTGGACTGTGCCGTTGGCGAAAACGCGCCGCGTGTAACGGCGCTCGCCGTCATGCGAGCAGATGCTCATTGTGAACTCCTAGAGCCAGCCAGACGCATCCGGATGGCGCAGGTTAGGGGGCAGTCAGTATAGGCCCGCCATCGGGGCCTCAGAACGGAATATCGTCCTCCATGTCATCAAAGCTCGTCGCCGCCCGAGGCGCAGGCGCAGGGGCCTGACGCGCCCGCTGTTCCCTGTCGCGGATGGCCATGGCATCGCGCTGGTCCTGGGTCATGCGGGCGGGTGCCGGCGCAGGGGCCAGGGGCGGTGCAGCGGCCTGCGCATCCTTCGGTTGCACCGACAGGCTCATGTACTTCTGGCCCGCCAGCTTCGTCCCGTCGCGCCCGGTCTTGATCCAGGCGCTGAGCCAGTATTCCGTGCCATCGACGTTGATCGAGCCCCGGTAGTCCGGCCTCGTTTCGTTGCCCTGCTTGTCGTTTTTGGCCAGCAGGCCGCTGTTCGTGTTGTCGTATGCCATGTGTTCCTTAGTTGAAGAATGCTGTCGATTCGTTGACCAAACTGCGGATGTGCTGGAGCGCAGCCTGCGGGTCGCCGCCGTGCTTCAAAACACTCCGTGCGGCCTGATCAAT